CTCTCTAAACAAAACAGATGCTAATGTATAAGCATGGGTTACAGCCGTAGATTTAGCGTGATACCTAGGAGCTGCAATTGCAACTTGTTTGCTGTTACTAGTAACAAGGTTCCATATTTCTTTATGAAACTCTGGGGTAGCAGCAGGTTTATCAAAGTTCTTTCTAAGAACGGAATTAACAAACCCCTCCATTACCTCAGCATTGAGCTTGCTCATCTAACAACTTCAGCCATTTGAACATCAACTATATTGGTTTCATCTTTAATAGTCTTGCTGTTCATACTAGCAAATTTAGCAAACTCTTCACTAAGTTTTATAAGTCTGTCGTCTATAGTTCGTTCTATTTCTTCTTTGACAGGAGAATCTTTAATCTTTTGTTGCTTGGTCATTAGTTCAGAAGTAATCTTTAAAGCTACATGAGCTTTAACAGGTATACGGATTATTTCTCCAGTTCTTTGGTCAAACTGAGCATCACCTAAATCTAATCTGTCTTCTACAGTTTTTAAAGCTTTGTCTACAACTCTTTTAAGGTTGCTGTCCATCTGCTGTACATCTTCAGACTGTAGCTGAAGACAATACTCTTTAAACCAATCTGTGTACTTCCATATCTTAAGAGTCTGTAAGGGTATACCCGTAACTATAGCTGTCTGGGACATATTGCCCAACATAAGGTAAGTACTAACAGCTTGAAGCTTTTGGTTTTGAGTCCAATGGGCTTTCTTAAACCTACTGTTTTTAGATTTACCTCTTTGCATATTATTTCTTTCTACTAACGTTTTTTAGCTGTCTTAGCTGATTGTTTAAATGCTTTGGCTGTAGGAGCACCTTTAGTTCCAGGTGTTCTCATTTTTTCACCAGAACCTTTGGCTATACGTTTCTTTTTGGCATTGATGTTGGCATATAAGCCTTTTGGATTAGTTCCTGTAGATATTGGCATATCAACACTTCCATTTCTTAAGAGCTTTATTAATTCTAGAATTAGGATCTTTGGCTTTAGCTGTTCCAGTTAGTTTCTTTTTCATACCACCCATACGAGCACAGAATGAATCTTTTCTAGAACCACCTTCAGGTTGAGGAGCTTTAAGATTATGTCCTTGAGCTTTAGCAGATGCTCTACCTTTAGCATTAAGACCTCCTGATGGAGACTTACCTTCTTTACGTTGCCATGCTGGTGATTTAGCCATAGTACCTCCTTAGATGGTTTGAAATATATCATACTTTTTACAATGTGATACAAATAAAATATATTTTCAATATTTCTTAGAAATGAATACTTTAGTGGACTTGACAAGGTTTTAGTGTTTACAGGATACTAGCCCCATCTTTTTCTTTTTTACTCTTTTTTCTTTTTCGGTCATATATATAAATAACAGCATGTTTATAGCGAGTCTATGTATAGACGAGATATTAAACATATATGCCTTATCAGGTGTACATATTCTAAGTAACCCCCCTTTGTTTAAAACTACACAGAATTTTTATATTGTGTAATAAATCTCATCAGTTAAATAATATATTTCCCCCTACCTACCCCCCAGCAATATACTTATCCACAGGTTATCCACATATTACTTTAGTACTATATTACAAACAATATACCAATCAATGACTTACAGTTACTGCCCACAGTTTGTTATTACATAGTTTAAATACCTTTATTGCCCACTGAGAAGTGTTATCACTAACCGTTTGATGTCCACCATCTAAGACTATCATAAACCTCTCACAGGGCCTTACATGGTGCTCGTCACTCGTCAACCTACACAGTTGTACTCTCACAAAAATCTAATAGTGAGGCTACCGCTTGGTATTGTTCTTACATTACTTTTCGATTTTTGTTATCTCTCCGATTACTTTGCTTGTTCCATCTCCGTCTGACAGTTCGTATCCTCGTTCCTCAAAGTGCTCCGTGACTTACCATGGTACTTTAGTACTCAATTTGTAAAGACGAATTTTCTATTGTTACCAGTAACTTTTGTAGCTGTTTGATGTCGCCTCGATAACTCTGTTCGTTGTGTGCCACAACCCGTAGGTAACAATACAAAATCCCGACCTACGGTCGCTACGGTCTTGACAAATCGAGGCTCCCTAAAGTTCACTGTTAAGGTCACTACGACATAGGGTTGTAGTTGATAACACACTTATGGAGTTCATATGCAATTATACTTTTATTCCCTCTTAGCTTCAGCTCAGGAAGTTGACTTCTTCACTGACATTCTCTTAGAGACAGATCTTCCTTGCGAGTTAGATCACAGCACTTTAGCAACACTAGAAAGTATTCCTGAGATAGCTTTGGTAGAAGAAGAACAATCTGCTTTCGAAGAGCAGCTCATTATTGAGATAGCTCTTGATCTCGAACAAACTTCAAGCGTAGGACCTTTTTCTGAGTTTGAGATCCATTCTGACTCAGAACTAAAAAACATAATACATTGGATGACTCAAGAATTTAGCAATCCAAACAATTAACTTCTGGCGGTTGGTAGCAATACCAACTGCCTTTTTTTCTACTGCGCTTGTGTTACTAGGAACACCCATTCTCTCGTTATATCTAACTCCAAAATACCACAGCATTACAAACTGTTATTTATTTCCAGTACGGTTTCATCTACCAAATCATTTCATAGCATTGATCTTATTGCTTATAAAGCTGCGTCATTACTTACTCCTTAACGCTTGCCCTCCCGTCTGTGATATGCGCTGCTTGTGTGGGGGCACTGTCCTACGCCAGAACCCGCAAGCGGAACCTGTCATAGGCCATGCACCTCGGCTGACAGTGTTGGTGTGTGGGGTCGGGCTGTGCTGGTTTTGTTGGTTCGAGGCTTTCGTCCCCCCTCTTGGGCGATGGGAACGAAACCCCCTCACTTTATCAACAAAACAAGGAGTTAGTTATGTCACAGCAAAGCAATTTCGATTTCAACGCTTTCAACAATTTAGTAGAGCACAAACCTGCTGGTTTGCAAATTTTCTTAGCTCAACAGTTGCTCTCAAACGCTCTGTGGTCTATGGAGAAGTACGACAATCCTCGTGAGATGGACGTTCGCACTATCTTCAACGAGATCAAGGAACTCCGCATCAAGCTCAAGGCTGATGCTGAATCTCGCAAATAATCTTCACTCATAGGTAGTGGTTCATTCCACTACCTTTTCTTATTTCATAACTGGAGATTTTCAAATGATCCATCATATCGCTATTACACACGAACACTCAGCAGTCATACGTACTGGAGACTGTGGCATAACAGATCTCGAATGGGAACATGGATGCAGATCTATACAACTTAGCTATAAACAAGAGTCTATAGCGTATCAATACGTCAAGGCTTTAGGCTATGACGTACTTACCAAACAAGAATGGTCTGAGTACATCAGTGACTTAGATCCAGATATTGTTCCTAGTAACAATTTTGTAAGTACTAGGGTTATCAAGGATAAATGGGATGGTGCAAGGTCAGTTTATTAACATAAAGGAGAACTATATGATTACAAATCTATCAAATGAAGAAATAACTAGAGCTATGGAACTTATCAGAGATGCCGAATTTAGAATGAAACAAGGTAACAATGATCTTGCTCATTGTCATCTATTGGAAGCTATGGATGTTCTAGGTATAGAAAAGATAACAACTATTGAATATGACTACTCTTAAGACTTACAAATACCTCTGCATATTGTGTACAGACGATGTTGCAGAGGGTAGATGGAATGCAGGTTATAGGACCTGTTTAGAGTGTGGTGAGAAGAGTGCTAGAGAACGATTATTCACAATCGTTCCTATGCACAAATCAAACTACATAGCTTGTTTTAACAAAGACGATTTAATTGGTATCAACACTAAAGGAGGACTTGTAAGATGAAATACAAAGAAATTACTTGGGATTATTTATTAGCTGTAGCTATTGGTTTTTGTTTAGCTTTAGTACTATTTTATGGATTATCATCATGAAAATTAAGAACTTTATTATTACATCAGCATTGGTATTGAGTTGTTCTGTACAAGCAAATAACTTTGCTGAAGCTGACAACATAGGTGGAGGAAAAATAATTATCACAACAGACGTATGTAGCAAAGACTCATCAATGTCTAAAGCATACAACTACACAAAAGAAGGACTCACTGAAGATGGATGTTGGAAATATGATTCTGATACTGTTATTGTTCAGTGGGATGTTACTGGAAGAAGACGATACCCCATTTCCTATTTTTCTTTATTAAATGAATATCGTAAGTTCAAGTCTTTTTAAGGAGTTTCACGTGGAACATAAAACATCACCAATGAGAAATGCTATAGAGCATATATTCTTTCCAACAGAATCTGTAGAGAAAGAAAGTTGTTCTGTATGCAAACAACCTGTTACAGAGTTTAAAAACGCTGTATCAAGTAGAGAGTATGAGATCAGTGGTATGTGCCAATCATGTCAAGATGATGTGTTTGAGGGCTACGATGAAGATGTCTAACGTTCCTCCCAGGCAAGCTGCTCGCCACCGTAGGTGGCACTTGCTTGCTAGGTCGTCACTTGGATATGAGTATCGGACTTGCCACCCCGCTTTTAGGGGCGGGGATGGCTTCGCCCTCTGTGTTATTAATAACTTTTTAGGAGATAGATATGAGTAAGAAATTTACATTTACTTCGATAGAAGATCTAAACCATGAGGATGTTGTAGATGAGCTACAACTAGATGAAAAAAATCCTCTTGACAATTCATTTAAATCAGGTATTTACACCTACTTAAATTGGTTCTATGACGGTGAGCAAGACGATTTCTTGCTGTAACATACGTTCCCCTTTAGCATTTCTTAATACAGTTTTAGGAATAGAGCTGTATTGAGGCAATGTTGCCTTTGTTCCTTATGGAGTAAATATGGATAAACCTTCTGGGGTTTCAGATACTTTGTATGCTGCTGCAACTGAATCTCTTGTTTCAGATGCTTCAGCTACAAGTACTTTTGAAAAGATGATACAAGTAGCTTTTACACACAGTTCTGTAGAAACATTTGCAAAAGAGCTTAAAGACACTGAGAGAGCCATTAAGAAAGACTTTGAGGTGTCATCTATGCCAGGTCCTTGGAGATCAGCTAAGAGCGTTATACACAGTGCTATGAACCTTGGTATAGCTCTCGTAGATGATAACGGGAGCTATATTGGTAAAACAGCACTCCAAAGCAAAATCAAAGCTGCAAAGCCTGTTAAAACAGACGTATCCGTCAGTGAATACGTTACTCAACTTATTGACAAAATGACTAAAGTACCAGAAACACTGGATGCTGCTGCTGTTTGTAAAGAAGTTATGACTCGTTTATCTGTTTTAGGATATTAATAGATGCTAACAAAAGGCATTGAAGTCATGAAATATGTTCGGGCAAGTGCAGGTAGAGCTGGCTTGTCAGTCGTATTTGAAGACAGTAACCAACCTAGGCATGATGGTAAAACCATCTATTTGCCTAAGATAACAGTTGACACAACTGATGAACAGTTAAGAGATCTAATGGCTTCTACAGACCATGAAGTAGCCCATGATCGTTATAGCTGTTTTGAAGTTCTTAAAGAGAAAGCTGTAGATCCTAAAGGTATTTTGTTATTTGTATGGAATTTCCTTGAAGATTCCAGAATCAATAACATTGAAGCTTTAGAGTATCAAGGCTTTAGAGAAAACTATGATGAATGTAGTTCTAGCATAGTAACAAGAATTGTTGCTAAAGCTAGTAAAGACGTTTCATTCATGTCTAAACTCATTACAACTCTCATTCATTGGGATTCTGAAATATCAGCACACAACTTCCCAATGATGCAGTTGGTAGGCAGCTCAATAACCCCTGATAAAAAGATAATAGATGTTCTTAATAACTTTTCTGATCGTCTTGTTCATTGTCATTCGATACTGGATAAAAGACTAGGCACGGAAGCAACTTACAACTTAGCAATTGATATTCTCAAAGAACTAAGTAAAAGCTGCAAAGAAGAGTTCAAGAAAGAAATGGATGCTAGGAGTAGCTCATCAGGTGAGCCTGTCAAAGGAGACAAAGCATCAGAAAAAGAAAAAGCCGAAGGCAAAGCAAGTGGCGAAGACAAAGAAAAGTCACCTGCTGAAAGCAAAAAAGAGAAAGATGAACAGGAATACAAAGTCATCACTCTAAAGCTTACAGAAGAAGAAATACAAAACTACTCTATCACTATGCCAGAAGAAAGTGAAATGGGTAAAGTAGGTATTAATCTTGAGCCTTCAGGCAGTAAAGGTAGAGATTGGAAATTAACTGATTATGATAAATTTATAATTGTTAACTATCCAAAGAAAGTAGGTGAAGCACAATACTTTAACATTAGCCGTAAATTCATAGCTTCTTATGAAGAAAGAGCAGGTAGCAAACTATTAGCTCAAGAAAACTTTGCACAACAAGTTAGAAGATTGATTCAGATCAAAGCTAAAGTGCAAAGACAGTACGGAGTTAAGAAAGGTAAGCTAGATCAATCTAGATTGTCTCGTATTTGTTTTAATGCTCCTGGGTTTAATGAAAGAGTGTTTAAAAACAAAATAGAAAACAAAACTTTAGATGCTTGTATATCAGTGTTAGTTGATATGTCAGGCTCTATGTCTGGAGATAAAGCTTTGTATGCGTTGGCATCTACTTTGCTACTCAATGAAGTGTGTACAACTCTTAACATTCCAGTTGAGATTGTTGGCTTCACTGATGGATCTAGACCTATGTATGAACATGTTCCTTTGATGTTTGTTTACAAAAGTTTTTCTGATTTAACTGTTAATGACGAGAGTATCAAAGAATATTTTTCTTGTAGTAGCAGTTACATGGTAGGTAATCCTGATGGTGAAAACATTCTCTGGGCATTTGATAGGATAGCCAAGAGAAAAGAAAAAAAGAAACTTCTAATTGTTATGTCTGATGGTAGTCCAGCAGCTTCAGCAGGATATGACGGTTTAGAAGAGTTTACGAGTAAGGTAATCAAAGAGATAGAAGCTTGTAAATTTGTAGATATTTATGGTTTAGGTTTATGCAGCAGTGCTGTGAGTGAGTATTACAAAGCTCATAGCATTGTTACTAAACCTGAAGATATACCTAAGAATTTACTCCAACTTATAGAAAGGAAGATAATCAATGTCTGAACCAACAACAGGAAAAGTCGAAGACCTAGTCAAGAAAGCTTTGAAAGAAGCACTAGACAAACGTAGACCAGCAGCGTCAGATGTACCAACAGTACGAGAAAAAGAAGGTTTAGAGATGCTAGAAGAACTTGCAGAAGATATGTCTAAAGATGTTACTAGTAAAAAAGCTATTGGAGCAAATCAAGCATATTTCTCTGATGTTATTGGAGATCATCTTATACCAATAACAGAAGACTTTGGTGTAACAGTTTTTAAAGAATATGATTGGGATGAACGTATATCTTCATTCATTCCTATGATTGATAAAGACTATGTTATAGACAGAGAACTTGCAAGCAACATTCTTATGTCTTGGGAGCTTAACGAAAAAGTTCTTTGTTATGGTCCTACAGGTGCTGGTAAATCTAGTTTGATTGAACAACTATGTGCTCTTACAGGTAGACCTTTTGTTAGAGTTAACTGTACAGGTGACATGGACTCATCAATGATCTTTGGTCAACTTACAGCTAAAGATGGTTCTACTGTTTGGGTAGATGGTGCTGTTACAGAAGCTGTTAAGTACGGTGCTGTATTTGCATGGGACGAGTGGGACGTTACTCCTCCAGAGATTTCTATGGGTCTACAGTGGCTTTTAGAAGACGATGGTAAGCTTTTCTTAAAAGAAATGCCAGGTAGTACCAAAGACAAACAAATCATTCCTCATGAGAATTTCAGGATAGTTGCTATTGGTAATACTCAAGGTCAAGGTGATGATACAGGTGCTCATGCAGGTACTAACGTACAGAACTCTGCAACTCTTGATAGGTTTGGTACAGCAGTTTACATTGACTATCTACATCCTTCTGTAGAAGAAAAAATGTTGGTTAACAAATGGAAAGATACTGTAACTAAGAAGTCTGCTAAAGAACTTGTTAAGTTAGCTAATCTAATTAGACAAGGTTATAAGTCTAATCAATTTAGTCTAACAATATCTCCTAGGTCTTTGTTTAGTATCTGTCGTAAAGTATCTGCTGGTTTTACTTTAAAGAAAGCTTATACATTGGTTTATCTTAATAAACTTAATGATACGCAGCGTAAAGTAGCTGACGAACTCTTTAACAAAGTATACGGATCTAGCTCTTAAAGCATAAAACCATATAGCCTTATCTACGGATAGGGCTATTTATTTTGTGTTTTCAATAAAGATAACAAATGATAGATAGAAAACTTATAGTAGCAAATGCTCCTAGTAACATTGGAGAGCAGGTACACGTTAACCACACAGGCTGCGAAGCAGGTGTAGACAACAAACGTAGACTGTACATCAAAAGAACAGACAAAGGACTAGTGGCATACTGCCACCACTGTAGCGACAAAGGCTACGCCAAAGATGAGAACAGGTTATCAACATGGCTAAACAAAACAACAGCAGCTAAAGTTATTAAAGAACAATTTTCTGTTAGTAGTCTAGCTACTTTAAGCCCCAAAGGTTTTGTTTGGTTAACTAATTACCACTGTGATGCCAGTAACAAAAATTGTTTTAATGGTGTTAAAGACAAAGACTCTGTAGCTTTGACACTGTATGGTCCTGATGAATCTTTGCTAGGTTGGCAGGTACGAAACCTGCTACCTAAAGAAGGTGCTCCTAAGTACACAACACATTATGTCAGTGAACTAAGCAATGGTGATCCTGCTTGGTTTAACAGACTAACAACAAAGACCTTGGTAATTACTGAGGACTATCTTAGTGCTTGGAGAGTAGGATTTAACACAACACATGCTTCTATGGCGTTACTAAGAACATCTTTGTCAGACAAAGCATTGTTTGACATAGAGAGGGGGCATTACGAAACAATCATTATCTGGTTAGATCCAGATGAAGCAGGAAGGAAAGGAGCAGAAAAAATATATAAAGGACTAAACCATTTTTTACCACAAAACACAAATATAGTTATATTTGATCTAGACAAAGAACCAAAAGAATGTACTCCAACAGAGCTACAAACTATTCTCAACTAAAGGAATCTAATGGATTACGATGTGCTTTATCTTTGCTCTCAAAGCAAAGAGAACTTAGCCAAATACAGACGATACATCAAACCGCATGTAGTCGTTAAAGAAACCAACATCATCCTTGATGGGATGGAGAAATACTACAAAACATTTCCAACAATCTCTGATTTCAGTTGGGATAGTTTTTCTGCTTTTCTTATAGCAGACCAAAGCAAACGATTAACTGACGATGCTATTGTCAAGCTTCGTATGACGCTAACTAAAGCAAAGACGTTTGTTCCGCACCATGCACATGAAGAAGTTATCAAAACTCTTATAGAGTTAGATTACTTAGCTCTTATCATGGAAGAATGTGAAAAGGTAAAAGAAGGTTCTAGTGATCTTGAGCATGTTCATATACTAGCAACCAACGCACTTAAAGATGTGGAGAGATACATTGAAAAAGACGAGCTTTTTGTTACTGCTGACTTATCTGTTATTGCTGACAGAATCTCATCGTCTGGTTATGAATGGCGATTGGATTGCCTCAACCGTTCTTTGGGTCCTTTACGTACTGGTAATTTTGTCATCGTGGCTGCAAGAGTAGAGGTAGGTAAGACAACGTTCTTAGCTAGTGAGGTCAGTTACTTAGCACAGCAGTTACCCAAAGACAGACCTGTTGTATGGGTTAACAACGAAGAAGAGTCATCAGTTGTATTCTTCAGGATAGTACAAGCAACGATTGGACAAGAGTCTAAAGTAATCATAGCTGATTCAAAAGCAGCTATGGATCAGTACACAATTCTTATGGGTGGCAACAAAGACAAGATACGTGTTACTAAGGACATGAACAACATCAGAGACTTAGAAACACTGTTTAGAGAAATCAATCCAGGACTTATAGTATTTGACCAGCTTGACAAAGTAGATGGCTTTAAAGCAGATGACAGAGAAGACATTAGACTAGGTAAAATCTACAAATGGGCTAGGGAATTAGCTAGATCATATGGTCCAGTTATTGCTGCATCACAACTAAGTGCAACAGCAGTAGACATGAAAGATCCACCGTTTATAGGCTTAGACGCTCTCAGGGGTTCTAAGACAGATAAACCAGGTGAAGCAGATGTTGTTATCACATTAGGTAAGTACAAAGAACCTAAGACTCCAGAGGAAGAGATCATCAGAACACTAAATGTTCCTAAGAACAAATTACCTGGAGGTGGTAGTAAACAGATGGAATCAGAAAGACATGGTCAGTATTTAATAACAATAGATCCAATTAGAGCGAGGTTTGAATGATTGAATTAGAAATCAGTGAGCTGTTCTTATGGGTGTGGTGTATAGGAGCTACGGCTGCTGCAATTTATTTTAGACACCACTCAAACATGAGAGAAATGGTTATTATGTCATTATTGCATAACGATGAGGTAAGAGAAAAGTTAGTATCTGAACTTAAAGAATGGAGAGAAAAATATGAGAAAAATTAAAGCTTGGAGTCTTATTATTGTTTGGGACGATGATGAAGTAGAAAACAATGTAGATGTTCCTTATTACGCATCTAAAGTTATAGATGAGTTTTTAGATGAATTACAAGAGGAGTATCACCAAAACGATTTAGAAGCAGAGGATAAAAATGGATCACAATAAAGCTTACAGTTTAGTAAGAGAGGTGTTTGGTACTTATGGATACACTGATAAATTTATCATGGATGTTATAGAGTCTATACACATACAAGGTTATAGTAAAGGATACAAAGAAGGGAGGGAACAACAAGAGAAAATAGACAAACTAAAGAAACTTGAAGAACAACAAACTTAACAAAGAAAGGAGTATGGAAAACCATGACCATACCAACATTTATAGGCATAGATGTCGAAACGACAATGAATGCCAACGAAGATATAGGACTAGCTCATCCTATGCACCCAGATAACCGTGTAGTAGCGTTTGGATGGACAGGAACATCTAGAACACATGTAACTTATGATGCAGACCACTTCATAAAAAACATAAGATCTATACCTCATGAGTATGTCTTTTGTGGACACAACATATCTTTTGATTTAATGTATTTGTACAAAGAAAGTACTGTACTTAAAATTAAATTTCAAGATCATAAGATATGGGATACACAATTAGCTGAGTATATTCTTACTGGACAACAAGTTAAGTTCTCAAGCTTAGATGAGTTGTGTATTAAATATGGCTTACCTATCAAAGACGACAAGATAAAGAAATACTTTCAAGCAGGACTGGGATCTGACAAGATACCAGAAGAAGAGTTAACACCTTATCTTGTACAAGACGTAGATAACGCAAGAGCCATAGCAGAAATACAGTACAAACTAGCTATAGAGAACAAACAACTAGCTCTCATAGAGTCTCAGATGGAAGCTCTACATGCAACAACAGAAATGATGTTCAATGGTCTACACATAGATCAGAAACGTTTAGATGACTACACAGTAGAAGTTGTTAACGAATATGTAGAAGTTAAGCTAGACCTAGAAGAACTAGCAGCAGGACACATAGAAGACATTAACAGCCCTAAACAGTGGTCACAGTTCTTCTTCGGAGGTAAGAAGAAGGTTAGGGTTAAAGAAGAAGTAGGCGTGTATAAGAATGGTAAGACCAAGTACAAGCTTATGGACAAGACAGTAACTATAAAACCATTTATAGCTTACACACCAGATCCAGAGAAAGTATCTGAGAAGACAGGACAAGTGTCAGTAGATGATTCAGTACTCAACGATATGCTTAAACACACATTTGATAAGAAGGCTATCCAGCTTATCAATGGACTACTTAAGTACAGAGAGTTATCTAAGCAGCTATCAACATATGTTCAGGGACTTAGCAAGCATGTTATTAATAACTTTATACACGGCAAGCTAAACCACACAGCAACAGTCACAGGTAGATTGTCTTCAACCAACCCTAATCTACAAAACATCAGTAATAACCCTATCAAACAGATCTTTACATCTAGGTTTGATGGAGGTTATATTGTTGAGGTTGACTTTAACCAGCTAGAGGTTGTTGCTCTTGCTCACGTAACAGGTGACGAGCAGCTTATCAAAGATATTTCTAGTGGAGTAGATATTCACAGTGCTCTTTACAAGTCTATGTTTGGTAGAAACCCTACTAAAGAAGAACGTAAACCATTCAAGTCTAGAACATTTCAATTGATCTACGGTGCAGGAGCTAAAGCAATCAGCAAACAAGCAGGTTGTAGCTTAGAAGAAGCTAAGAAGTTTGTTGATGTGTTCTATTCTAGGTATCCTAAAGTAGGTGAATGGCATACAGGATTTGCAAATAAAGTAGAACGTATGTCTTATTATGCAGTAGGAGAAGATGGTTTAAGAGAAAAAGTTAAATCTTATGTACTACAAACAGAGACTGGTAGAAAGTTTTTGTTTAAAGAGTATTACAGCGATAGTTCTTGGTCTACTAAGACTTACAATTTTAGTCCAACAGAGATGAAGAATTATCCTATTCAGGGATTAGCTACTGGAGATATAGTACCAATGATGTTGGGTGTTATCTTTAGAAAGCTAATAATGTGGAGTGGAGTTTGTATAGTTAACACTATCCATGATTCCATTATGTTTGACGTACATCCAATGCAATTGGATCTTTTTATAGAGGAGATAACAGATACATTAAAGAAAACACATATGTATTTTGAAGGTATTTTTGGAACACCTCTGGCTCTGAAGCTCAATGCAGGAGCATCAGTAGGTGATGATTGGTTTAACATGAAAGAATTAACATGAGCATGATGACAGGTATTGTGGAAGCACTAACCACAAAAGATGTAAACACTAAGTTTGGTACTAAACCTACTTATTCCATGAAAGTCAATGGGACTTGGATTAAATGTGGTTTCAAAGATCCAAAAGTAGAAGTTGGCTATGAAGTTGAGTTTGATGGTGTCTCTGGAACATATGGCGTAGAAACTAAGGCTGTAAACGTTCTTAGTAAAGGTAGTGGTACACCTACTCCAGCAGCAACTGGAACGTTTGTAACAGCTCCTAAAGCCTCTTACGGTGGTTATAAGGATAAAGTATTTCCTATCCCTGCTTTGCATGGTGATAGAGCTATTATTCGTCAGAATGCTTTAGCTAGAGCTACTGATCTTTATATTGCTGCAAGAGGTGGTAAGCCATTTGAACTAGAAGAAGGTAACCTAGACTTTGTTGTTAGACTTGCTCGTAAGTTTGAAGCTTACACAGCAGGTGATTTAGACTTAGCAGAAGCTATGGCTGAGAACAACGAAGAAGGTAAACAAGAGTAAGTTTTGGGGCTGTTAAGCCAGCATTCGAGGATGTTATGTGTACGGTTTTCTGGCTTTCTCGTACACGAGTACCTTAACATGTACTCAAAACAACCAAATCGAGGCCCCTCTTTTTAAAGGAATGAGATGAGAGCATTAATTGACGGAGACATTGTTGTTTATAGATCAGCAGCATCAACAAAAGATGATGAAGAGTCTTGGATAGCACAGTCTAGAGCAGACACAATGATCCAAGAGATCTTAGCAGACACACAAGCAACATCTTACAGCGTATACCTAACAGGTAAGGGTAACTTCAGGAGAGAAATAGCTCCTAGCTACAAAGCCAACAGACCAGATGAGCGTCCTGTACATTGGCAAGCTGTCAGAGAGTTCCTAGTAACACAGCACAAAGCTATCATATGTGACGGATATGAAGCAGATGATGAAATGGGTATCCAGCAGGATAAAACAGGAGCTACAACAACTATATGTAGCATAGACAAAGATTTACTTCAGATACCTGGAAAACACTATAACTTTGTTAAGAAGGTATTTCAGGAAGTAACTCCAGACGAAGGTCTTAAATTTCTTTATCTACAAAGCCTTATAGGGGATCGTAGTGATAACATTATGGGTGTTGCAGGTATAGGTCCCGTTAAAGCAGAAAGAGCATTAGCAGAGCTTCTACCAGAAGAGTGGTACGACAAATGTAGAGAAATGTATAGCGATGATGAGAGATTCCATCTCAATATGAAACTTCTCTACATATGGCAAAAGCCCAACGACAGTTGGGAACCACCTGGGAACGAAGGGGCGACAGAAAGGCCTTTAGGCACTTCTGGAGCACAGGCGGAGCCAGTAACCAGCAGCGGAGCAAAAGGAGCAGAGGATGCCACCACCATTCATAGCTAGATTTCCAAAGAGGTTTGCAGACTGGTTAAATCCAGGAGAGAACCCATTCAAAGCAGATCAAGAAACATTAATTTGGTTTGCTAAACTTGTTAAAGAAGCGGAATTATATGAAACCAAAAAGACACAACCCCAACATGTACAAAAGCGGATTGGAAAATAAATTCCAAGAAGCTTGTAAGCTGCGGGGATGGGAATTACCTTATGAAGCAAATAAGATTAAGTACGTTATACCTGCTAGTAATCACACTTACACACCTGACTTTACTGTTACTAATAACGTTTACATAGAAACAAAAGGATTATGGACAGGAGCTGATAGAAAAAAAGCTGTGTTTATTAAAGAACAACATCCAGATATAACCATCTTATACGTCTTACAACGTAACCAGAAGCTTTCTAAGAAGAGTGTAACTACTTATTTAGACTGGGCTGCCAAGAACAATTTAGATGCTTGCATATTTGCTGATACTAAACACTGGACAGATTTTATTATGAGGTACATATGACCACTACTAAAACAGGAATAGTTATAGGTTGTAGGTATGACCCTTGGTATGTTTATCATAACGAGGATCAGGATTGGATTAAATACTTAATCAACTGGAAATGGTATGACTAAAGAAGAAGTAATTGAGATGGCTTGTCAAGCATTTGGTGGAGTTATCAAAAAAGAAGAGCGTGATAATTTCATAAACTTTGCCAAATTGGTAGCAGAGCATGAGCGTG